ATGTACATCAGACACAGACATACCATACCTTTTGGCATAAACTGGTATGTGGCAGACGTCGGCTTGTCAGAATTTTGTAGCAAACCAATTCTGCGTGTCCGCAAGAGCTCGTCTAAGTAGTATCCAAACCTGGATGTGACCTGTCTTTTCAGCTCCTGGGACCTGTGCGCCCGGCCCTTAACCTGATTTGGGTCGGGATGTCCACCAAATCGCATTGCGATGCTTGATGCGATTGCGGACCCCATGGGATCATGTGAGCATATGGATCCCAAACACTTTGACAACCCAATACAGTGTGCTGGCACACACTCGGGTCTTTTTGTTGTTGATAAAATTCGATGGGCAATCCTCCCGGCCATCAAACTCATTTGGATGGTCTTAATATATGTTTTGCCTGCCAGTTGGGAGGGGGCAGTACGGCGCAGAACGGGTAATGGAATGAGGTTCAAAAACTTAATTTCGTCGAACTCCTTCCATTCCAACTTTGGCATCAGACCCAATTTCTCCATAGTTTCGGTGATAACATTTAAATCGAGTCCTTTGCTCCATCCCGTGCGTCGAATAGCTGTTGAGTTATCGTCACCAAGGACATGCATAATAATATTCCTTTCCACAGTTTGCATGGTCACCTTACCAGCAACAGAAAAGGCATATAAATGGGCAAAAATATTGTTGAGAGTATTGCCCAAACACGTATCAGCTTGCCCGGACTTCATTTGGCCAGTACACCGCATATACAACCCATACCTTAATCTCGCGTTGGTTGTTGTGTGGATCAAACTTCGGATCAAGGTGAAGTTGTTGAGCAGCATCGGGTCAAACCCACTCATGCTATTTTTATCAAATATGTAGCCATACACGCGCTCCAAAATTCGACCGAAACCAAAATGCTGAGTTGCATCGTATTGCGAATAATCATTGTCGATGTAGTCATAGTCACCATCTTTAGCTTTTTGAAATGTTTCCGAAAGTTCAGTAGGTGTGAGACCGCACGCAAAAATGATATTAGAGTCAGCATCAATCTTTAGCATTTTTTCTATGGATCGGTTTATGGACGCTATAATCATGCCCATGATTATTGCAACGTAACTGCTTTGCGCCAAGACAAGTCTGGGACTTTTTCCCGAATTAGCATCATCCTTGTCTTGCTTGATTATTGGACTTTGACGCAGCCATTTTTGGGCAGTTTGCATGTCAATGGCTTTGAACTTGCCATTTTTGTCTGTCATTTCTGCCCACGCTTTAGCATTGACCTTCCTCCTTGACTGGGAAAAATGAGAATTCCACTCATCAAATGAGACAGGAGTTATGTCAGGTAGCCGCTTAAAGAACTCTGGCAAATAATA